GATATAGACGCCCTTAAGCCATCAGAATATAATCCGCGGAAATCATCACCTAAAGAATGCGCTGACCTTAAAAATTCTATCCAAACATTCGGGCTTGTTGATCCTGTTATCGTTAACTCTTTCCCGGAACGTAAAAATATTATTATTGGTGGACACTTTCGATGCCGTATGGCTAAAGAACTGGGATATACTAAAGTCCCTGTTACTTACATTGAAATATCGAATATTTCTAAGGAAAAGGAACTCAACCTCCGATTAAATAAGAACTCCGGGGAATTTGACCTTGAACTTCTTGCTGCGTTTGATGAGTCTATGCTGCTTGATGTTGGATTTGATAGTACGGAGCTGGATGAGATATTTGCTATGGATTCAGAAGAGAAGGATGACGAGGTGCCGGATGGCTGATAAGACATCAAAGAATCCAAGAGGATCAGGACGGAAGTTAAAGACCTTTGATAAGACGGTATTCGAGGAACTTTGTAAGATACAATGTACTGAGAAAGAGATATGCGGCGTATTAGGGATGGGGATAGATACCCTGCTCAAGAATCTCAAAACAGAATATGATATGACGTTTAAGGAAATCCGTGGACAGTATGCTGAGTTTGGGAAGGCGAGTTTGCGGCGTATACAGTTTAATCTTGCAAAGAAAAGCCCGGCGATGGCGATCTTTCTCGGTAAGAACTATCTAGACCAATCAGACCATAAAGAGGTTAGAATAGATAATGCAGACGAACATTTCAAAGCTATTGCCGATGCAATTATACGATCTGACACCAATCCAGGTTCGGTATTACAACGATGATCATAGGTTTATTGTTAATCCGGCTGGTCGCAGGTCAAGGAAAACGTTATTAGGTCGGAGGAAAGTATTAAACAAAGCTCTAAAGTTTCCCGGGAGATACTTTCATGGTTCGCCTACTTATAAACAATCTAAAGATATATTCTGGGAAGGTCTTAAAGCTGATACGCGGTTAATACGGAAATCTAAGTCTGAGACGGATTTGGTTGTTAAGTTATACAATGGATCAGAGATACATCTTATAGGCTTAGATAAGCCCGAACGAATAGAGGGTCAGCCCTGGCATGGTTGTCATATAACAGAGTTCGGCAATCTTAAAGGTATAGCAGCTTGGAACTCTAACATACGACCCGTGCTTTCTGATACAAACGGATGGGCTTTACTTGATGGAGTTCCAGAGGGAAGGAACTTCTATTACGACGTAGCCTTAAAGTCTTGTGGTGGGGTTATCCCTTCTTCTCAACATAATGTCGGTAGTTACGCTGATAATGGTAAAGAGTGGGCTTATTACCATTGGTTTAGTTCAGACGTTTTATCTTCGGAAGAAATCGAGGCTGTTAAAGAAGAATTAGATGATAGGACGTTTAGGCAAGAATACGAAGGATCGTTTGAAAGCTACGAAGGGTTAGCATATAAGGAGTTTGGGGTACACAACCTCGATAGTTCTTTGAAAGAAAGCATTGAAGTAATCTCGGTTGGTATGGATTTTAACGTTGATCCTATGACCGCTACTCTGGGACATATCAAGGGTAATACATACGAACAGTTTGGCGAAATATGGCTTAACAACTCGAATACCTTTGAGATGAGAGATGCTTTAATAGACAGATTTAAGAACCCGGAAAGGATAGTTGTTTATCCTGATTCAACTGGTAAGAATAACGAGTCTAATGCCCATAGATCAGATTTACAGATATTGAAGGAGGCAGGCTTTAAGGTATTATCTAAGTCTACTAACCCTCGGCAGAGAGATAGGATCAACAACGTTAATGCTTTTGTTAAAGATAGGAAAGAGTTTACTAGATATAAGATAAACCCCACAACTTGCCCCCGGACAGTTAATGATCTTAATAAGAGAGAGAGCTTACCAGACGGCAGGTTGGACAAGAATCAAGAGAGAGATCAACAGGTTGGTCATATCTCAGATGGTCTTGGATATTTAATTTCTTATAATTTCCCAATTATAATGGGACAGATAAAGGGGCTACGAATATAATGGATAATATCGTTAAAGAGTTGGTTGAAAATCCTCATGTTATTTGGCAGAACAATATTAATTATTGGAACTTCTTGCTTAATAGCTATGAAGGTGGGCGCGCTTATACGAAAGCCGAGGTACAGAACCAAACAACAAAAGGTAGCGGAGTTATTAAGGTATCTGTAAATGGTAAGGCGCTAGAGAATACAACAAGCACCAACTTATTCCAGCATAAGAAAGAACTTGATGCAGATTATCAGAACAGGTTAATCCAAAGCTATTACTATAACTATTGCGCTCCTATCGTTGACATCTACACAAACCATTTATTCAAACAACCCATCATCGAAACCTTTGGTAATATTGAAGGCACGCTTGAGCTAAGAAACAACAACATTGATCGTATGGATAATAGTATCCAAGAGTTTAGAATTAACGCTTGCTCTTTAGCTCAGATATACGGACATTGTTTTGCTCTTGTTGATATGCCGCCTGCTGGAGGGGAAGTAAACCTCGAACAACGTATGGTGAACGATCAGTTTCCTTATATTACTTTATACCATCCACAAAGCGTTCTTAATTGGAGTCTTGATCGGTTCGGTCGGTTGAACTGGATTATCTTATCTGAAACAGTTGATGGCAACCAAGACTTTGCAAGTGCTAATAAAAATCAAGGATGTACGACAAGTTATCGAGTATGGACAAAGACCGATTGGTATTTATACGATTCAGATTTTGCGTTAATTGAGACAGGTGGGCATGCTTTAGGTATCGTTCCGATTGTTACTGTATATAATAAGCCAAGTAAGAAGGTGCGCAATATGCTCGGTATTAGCGAGATAGCTGATATCGCCTTTATTGCTAGAGACATTTATAATTCCTTGAGTGAGCTTAAACAGATATTAAGGGATCAGACATTCGCATTCTTAGCGTTACAGGGCGATTCAACAGAGTACGATGAGTTAAGTCTAGGTATAGGGAAAGGCTTGTTGTATCCTAGAGAAACGAATGCACCTCAATACATATCTCCACCTGCTGAGAATGCAGAGGTTTATTTTAAGCATATCGACAGACAGATTGAGAAGATGTTCCAGCTAGCTAAACTCGAAGCCGGGTCAGTAGCCCCTGAAGGTGAGAGTGCCGGATCACAAAGCGGCGTTAGTAAGAAATGGGATTTCAACCAAACTAACTCAACGTTATCTCAGAAAGCGTCACATATGCAAGATGCTGAGAATAAGATATGGAATCTGTTCGCTAAATGGGAAGGAGAGAAAGAGTTTGATGGTTCTATCTCTTACCCTAATGAGTTTAGTATGCAAAGCCTGATGGATGATTTGGTTGAGGCCCAGGAGTTAATGAAAGTCAACGTTGGTAAGAAAGCTAATCAAGAAGTTAAGAAGGCTATTGTAAAAAAGAAATTCCCACGAATCTCAGACGAAGATATGGAAGAGATGCAGGCAGAGATTGAGAATGAAGCACCTGAGAATGGGGTTCGTTTGAAAGATAGATTACCAGGATTATTTGGAAAAAAACAGACCGATAACCAAGTCGGGAACTAAAAAATGGGAGAGTGATATGAAAGAAGGATTTATTTTAGCAGGTCTAGGGGTTGTATCTTGTATGGGAATGTTAGCTGTTCTTAATTCTAAGATTGGTAATAAGGGAGAGGCAGGCGGAGAAGCTGGAGCAGGAGAAGCGAGCGCACCAGCTGGAGGCGGAGAGCCTAAGACATTCACTCAGGATCAGGTTAATCATTTATTAGCCGAACATAAGAGAGGTTTGCAGACCGATGTTGAGATGTCTGGAACAACGATTAATGAATTACAGGTTAAGTTAAAATCGTTTGAAGATGCTGCGGCGGTCAAGATACAGAATGATTTAGAAGCTAACAAAGAATACGATAAATTGAAAGAAGGATGGGTTGGTAAAGAGGGTGAGTACAAGACATTGTTGAGTTCAAAGGATGCTACGATACAGAACATGGTCATTGAGAATTCTTTAACTCATGCAGTTATAAAACAGAACGCCCATTCTGATGTAGTACAACTTGTTAAAGCCCTGGCAGAAGTCAACGATAAAGGTGAAGTTCGCATCAAAGGAAAAAACGCCAATGGCATCGAGGAATTACTTTCCGTTGAGGAAGGGTTAAAAGCGTATTTGAAAGATAAGCCGTATCTTGTCAAAGCTAATGGACAAGGCGGCGGGGGAACACCACCCCCAGCCGGTGTAGGTGGTGGTAACGTTGTTAATGGCGATCCGTTGCAAGATGCAAAGGAATTACAACTCGCGATGAATAGCGGTGATAGAAAAAAAGTCACAGAGATCAAAGCGAGAATCGCTGCGAAACGTGCGACTGTCAACCAAAATCAAATGATAGTTTAACAAGGAGTATTATATGTTTTTGAAAAGATTATCTATTAAGTTATTTAGTAATAAGGGTATGGCTAACGAAACGACTACATCAACTGTTACAGAAACAATACCAACAATCGTTGAAGCTGCATTGTTAGAGTTGGACGATGGTAGTATCATTAAACCGCTTGTTAAAAACATTCCTTTCGGCGGAGCAGGTATTGTACATCAAACACCATTTATCTCAAGATTAACGGCAGAAACGGATGATAACCTTACGAACCAAGCGTTAGATTCTAGCGGTTCTGATGAAACATCGCCATCAGAAGCAACTGTTGGTGCGCATGGTGCAACTGTTCTTTTGAAAGATTTAGCTCGTATGGGATCAATTACTGATCTCGCTGTTGCGGCTGGTCAGTTGTTAGGTCAAAGTATGGTTGTTAGGCAAGAACAAGATTTGGCTGCTTTGTTTGCTAGCTTCACGCCGAATCAAGGTGATGGAAACGAAGATATCGTTGTAGCTGACCTTTATGCTGCATACCAATCTTTAAGAGAAGGTAACGCGCCATTACCATACAACTTGGTTATCACTCCGGGACAGTTCTGGGGTACAGTTGGTGTTATTACGCTAATGGAAACAGTATCAGGAAAGATTCAATCTCAAGCATTAGGTTCAGTTCAGGAAGATGTTGCTCGTAACGGATTTACAGGAAAGATTCTTGGATTCGATGTTTTCACTTCAACAAACATCACGACAACTTCAAACAACGCTTCTGGTGCTGCATTCTCACGCGCTGCTATTAAGTACGTTGAGAAGCAAGGATTGAAGATTGAAACTGACAGAGTTATTGTCGGTGAAGTTGGGGATCAAGTAACCATTACTGGTTTCTGGGGCGAAGCTATTCTCAGAAACCAACATGGTGTTGAAATGCAGTTTAATGAAATAACATAATAGAATAACCATATCGGGGGGATTAAGTTCCCCCCGGTAGTAACCTCTAGGGGGGAATGTCATGTCAGAAGATTACCAAGATGAAATGAGTAAGTTGGATAGCATGGGAGCAGGACGCGGTGGTATTACATTGCCGTATACTGAATCTACCGACCACAAACACGTTATGTTGTACACCCATTTGAATAAACGAGTCGGGTCGATGACAGTTGACAACGCAAAGCAAACGATGATGAGATGGAATCGTAAAGGTATTGCGTTATTTACATCACCAAGAACAGAAGCACAAATTGCCGAATATAAAGAAACGCCTTTGTATAAGAGATTACATCAGGAGTGGAAAGATCAAAGGGAACGTCGACATAAGCAATCTAAAACGTTTAAGCCCGAGGATATGTCAAAACTGATCGCAACTGAGACAGCCAAAGCCGTAGCGACCGAGATGACAAAAGCTATTAAACCAAAGAAGGGTAAAAAGAATGAAACTGCTTGACCAATGGCTTGAATCACAAAAAGGGGTAGCGTTGTTCGGTAAAGTTAATTGTCCGCGCAACTTTGTCTTAAAGCCTGGGTGTCATCAGTATAAGATGATTGAGAACCCACGATTGAGGGGGATGACCCAGTACGACGAACATCGGTTGAATGAAACATATAAGATGAAGATTAAGCGTTGGATATACGCCCGGAATCGTAAGGGCGAAAAGATACTTGACCCAAATAGTTTTTATATGCCTGATGTATCAAAGGCATATGTTGTTGAGCATATTTATGATCCTTTGAACCCTGTATGTAAAATGAAATGTAGAGGAAAATGTTTGCGAGGTGTTGGGGGTAACACGAATCTCTTAACTATTAAGAGGTTAAAATCATCTCCTAACCCAGAAACGTTTGTGGGGGAATAATGGATAATGTCGTTAGGGTGGGGCGTATAACACAGTTGACCAAGAACGATATAACAGCGGCTGTCGTTTCCTCTACCCTTCCGAACATAGTTACAAGGAACGTCATAGATAATAAAACAGTTAAAGCCGATATATTAAGTAAGGTAGTTAATTCCAGAGCGAGTACGGGAGGCGGAACATTGGACACATCAAGATTTAAGTTTTTCCAGATACCAACCCCATCCCCAGATGGCGCTCAGTTAATATTTACCTTATCAGAAGGATATGTGGCAGGAACTTTAACTGTGTATAGAGATCAGTTAGCGTTACAAGGGACAGTAGACTTTGCGGAAACGACACCGGGTTCTGGTGTCTTAACTCTTACATCAGCCCCTGATTCAGATGAGGTGATATGGTGCAATTACATAAGCGTTTCCTGATACTCTTATTAATTCCTTTTTTAATGGGTGCTGATCCTAAAGCTAAAAGGGTTCGTATCACAGATGCCGGAACTTATTATACCGGGATTGAAGTAGAAACTGCATTACAAGAGATAGGCGCGGGAACTTCCCTTATACCCATCTGGAACAATATTCAATCCCCCACTGGAAACCAAACACTCGATCATGGAAGTTATAACACATCATGGACATCTTTAAGTGAGATCATTTATAGTGGCTTTGACAATGCTTTGTACGATGGCGTTGAAAAGTGGGCTATGGATTCTACTGACACAGCATGCTTCCTTGTTGAGCAAAATGGTGTTACTGACGATACTTTTTCTATTGATTGTGCTAACGGCAAAGTCGGAATAGGTACGTCAACCCCAATCAGCCCATTGCAAGTTGTTGGAATATTAACAACCCCGGAGATAAACACCACGAGTGGAGTCCTTACTCTTGGTGGAACAGGTGGGACGAATAATGAGAACTTGACTTTTGATTTTGAGACGACGGCTAATCGGGTTGACGTTGGAAGCAGTACAGGTGTCACAACAACTATGTGGTCTGGTGATCTAGTATTACAGGAAGAAGGAGATGCAAGAGTTCCAGGTATATCTGATACCGACCCTCGTTTTAGGATTTATAGTGCTGATGCAACACAGGCTAATGATTATATAGAGATGTA